AGGAACTTCCTTGACCAGTATTAAACTTCCGGTAAAGTCATATATGTTATGAGCCACTTTCGTAAAGTAAATGGAAAAACTCAAAAAAAGGTTTTTTCAAAATACATAACAGTTAAAGGAGTCAGAAGGTATCATCCCAAAGGAAAGCACTTTGTGTTTTGGGTTAATATTGACTAGTTTAGCTAACCATTAAAAGGCTGGGGTGAGTTTAGGATTAGCCCCAGCTTCTTAAACATTCTGAACATCGCTCGAATAAATAATCGCATATTCCTGAACACCATCGTCGCGCATGACACGATTAATTGTTCTTCTAATCAAAGCTCCACTCATTGAATTTGGTCGCCAACCGTGGAGCTCTTTGTGAATTTCTTCAATCAGTTCCCAAATGCTTGCGGCTTTTTCTTTTTGCTGTGTTGGAGCTTTGGCAGATGAATTAGTAAGCTTCAAATTTGCCACACGTACCTCAAGGTTAAACTCCCCAATTTGACGTTGCATTGGTTGTCTGCTCTTATCCATTCCTAAGTCTGAAAAGCGTGCGTCTCGAATGTCTAATAAAACACATGGCCACTTTACTGGATAGTTAGGAGAGTAGTTGTCTAACTGCCCGGTGTTTTCATCTATGTAATTGATTCCTGGTACCTCACTCAACTTGGTTTGCACTGCTTGTAAAATCTGATTCATTTTTTAGGTTTTAAATGTGTTTTAATATAGTTTTCAATGTCTTTTGAGTTTTCTGCCATCACCTTGTTTATAATAACTCCAACTTGCGGATGGTCGCCAATGAACTGGCGTTTTTCAATTTTCAATTTTGCACCTACTTTCATTAGTGCTAAACTTTTCCAGTATTCAGCTTCCTTACTCAAACGTTGGTTGCGTTGGGTGTTGTTTGCCGCTTTCTTTTTGATGCTGTATGTAACTGCACCAGCACTCTTGTAATACATCGCCCAAAAGAATCGTTTCATTTTAGCAGTTACTTCAATTTCTCCACCCTCGTTATGAATCCCGGCATAGGGTAATGAACTGCTCCAGGTGATGGTTGAACCACTGACCTTTGACCTAATGCTATTTTTCAACTGCCCTGATCTAATCATTAACGTGCCTTTGTGATTGGGTGCTTTTGATGCTGCCCACGGTGCTCCAAAAAATGATTTTTCACGAAAATTTTCATCAACCGCGCTAGTAATAGCCACACGTGTGTCTTGAATGATGTTTTTAATTAGTTGGTTCATTATTTATAGATTTGAGCAACAAAAATTTAGACTATGAAAAAATTTAACATTGCAGAAAGGTTTTTAAAGCGATTTATTTATGAAGAGAGATATTTCACAGAAGTTTCAAGGAATGCGTATTTAGCTAAAAATATAAAGTTCTTTAATCTTTTAGATCAGGTACAAAAGGACCACCCCACTTTTGAAGTAACATTTTACCTCGGCCTAAGTCGCTTTTCAAGATTTGCTCTTTATCCACAATTTGGGCATCAAACACCACAACAGGAAGAAATTGTTGGTGAGTTGTTGACTCATTTCCTTTTAGTTGATTTGGAGCTTTATCCAGAATTTGAGGGTAGAGATGATTTATTTGTCCCGATTGAATGAGTTCTACAATCATATCACTAATTGCATTTTGAATAATTGCACCTTCAGAGTGACCTAAGCTTTTAGCATCAACTCCAAGAGGAATTGTAAGAGCTGTATTGTAACTTACGTTATCTCTGATGGAATTACCTTGCTTATCCGTAAAGTCGAATGCAAATCTTAAATAAATAGTTTCTGTTTTCATTTTTGGTGGTTTAAATTATATGATTAATTTTCAAGGAAAAATATGAGTGATTTAGAAAAATTCATGGAGTTGTTTCAAAATTTCAGAAAAGAGCGTGATAGAAGAAATATTGATATCATTAAGCATTTTTCCTTGGTTTCTTCGGCATTACTAGCCGTAATGATTTCAAAACCGACTTGGTATAGTCACAGCAAATCGTGTTTTTACGAACCATCCATACATTTGAGTATGATAAGTGTTTTTGCAGGATGCCTTTATTTTCTAATCTTGCTATTGCAGTACGACAGGATGGACAAAGATTTTCGGGCAGATGGAAAGGACTTAATTGGCGGACGCAAATCACTCTCCGAAATATATATATCCACCAAGTATAACCTCGCTTTAAAAATTTGCAAATACGTTTGCGTACTTTCATTTTTGATTGCCCTGGTGTTGTTTCTTTTGCCGTTGATTGGTTTTTCATTTTTGGTGGTTTAAATTATATGATTAATTTTCAAGTAAAAATTATATGATTACACACATAGAGAAAGATGCTGTTTTAAAGTGGCTTTGTACTTCTGATTCAAAAGATAGTTGGGAAATACTTTTGGATGAAAAATTAGATTTTAGGCAACTTAATTCTATTTTGGAGTATCTAAATCGGAAAGGATTCATTGAATTAATAAATGTAAGGCAAAACATGAGGTATTTTAGCATTGATGTAAAAGTTGAGGCCTTTGATTTATATAGGCACGGTGGTTTCACGGCTATGGAAGAATTACTTTACAAAAATCTTCAAAAACTTAATCTTGAATTGGAGGATTTGAAGTCGCATATTCCTGAAAAAGTTAGTGTTATTACCAGTATCATTTCCGCAATTACAGGCACAACGGCTTTGTTTATAACTAGATGAAGCCCAATCTTGTAACTCTTTAACAATATCTTTGCTCTTACTATATTGTGCATACGGCATAGCGTCTTGGAGTAATAAATCATCATCATATTTTACTGTACGCTCAAGGATAGTGTCGCCATTCTTATTTTTGTAACTGCTACATTCTATGGTTATAACTCCCCAAGATTGTTTTTTAATTTCTGTTTTCATTTTTGGTGGTTTAAATTATTGTTGTAAATTTGTTCTATCCAAAAGATAATTGAGGACTGATACTATACATGTGGATTGAGACCCTTGCGAAGTGTATTAGTCCTTTTTTATTACCTGATTAATCATGTAGGGCTTTTCATAATCCTTAATTTCTTCTGTATTTAATCTATAAAGATTTCCTCTCCATTTAAATTCATAGTAGTGAAACTTAACTACACCTGATTTTACTTTTTTTTCATAGTTAAATTTGGTTTTGTCTAAAGGAGCAGATGATATGTATTTACAATTTTTCAATTCTTTAATAAAGTGCATTGAAATTTCTTTTTGCTCTGCTTCAGTTAAGTGGTCTCTAATTGATTTTATAGAATTTCTAGGAACATATACTTTTTTGGTGGCAAAGTTTTCAAGATTGAAATTCAATCCTCCATCAGGAATATTCTTTTGAGCCCACAATCTAATCTCTGTGTCTTTAAGCTTTGCCCTATCTTGACCTTGTTTTCTCAACTCCTCCTCCAATAATTTTTGAGCCTGACACTTTTCATCCTCCAAACTCAACACAACAGAAGCAACTCCAATCAAACCGCTCATATCTACTTTGCCGCCTTTACAATGCTTAGGAGTGTAAGAATTCTTTGGTGGAAAAATGCGCTTATCTGCACCAGGATTAAATCGGAAAATTTCAGCTTTGTTTTTTCCGTTCTTACCAATTTGTGTTATTGCCTTTTCACCCTTAGCAATTGCACTTGCACTATCGTCTTTTGAGTAATCACTTGCTAAAACTTCAACGGTATTACACCTGCAGTTCCATCCATTCGGCGGCATATAACTACTCCAAAAAGGGTCATTCTTTGGCAAAGTGGTTTCATCCAGTGCAGCGTGTGAATCTCTAACCTTTCCATCCTTCGCAGTTCTGTATTGCAAATAGTAACGCTTATCGTCGTCGCTAAACGTTTCCCATTTTTCAGCTGATAAGCCTGATTGAATGGCGAAGTTGTATTCCGCCTGCAGGTAGTTTTGATTGTACTGCGCGTTCAGCTTTGAAACCTTTTGAGAGAAATCATTGAAAGAGCGAATGTTTCCTTTTTCATCCTTCAGGTAAGAACGTGCATCTGCTAACTGTGCATGCGTTCGTAAGCCCGAAAAAATAAAGGCATCTTTCTCCAAATAGGCTTTGAGTGTGTTGCTAACTTCAAACTGAATCGTGCTTGAAAACAAAGCATTTGTGTTTTCGTGCAATGCCTTAAACTCAGGAATTTCGAGTAAGTCCATTGGCTCATAGTTGCCCCTTTCATGTAACTTTTTAAAGGCATTTGAAGCAATGTTAAAAATGCTTTTAAACAATGAGTTTTCCGCACTCAATTCAATTCCACCACAAACAGTACAGGTGTGCGAATAGCTTTCCGTTAAATGGTGGTGCAGGGCTGAGAAATAAGTCTTTTGTTTATTTTCAGCCCTTAATCGAAAAAATCAATTCCAAGGTTCAGCTTCTGTGTGGAAGTGGGCGCTTCTTTCTTGCCAATGATTTCAATGCCAAATGTTTTCTTTACCCATTCCGGATCAACATCAAAAAACGGCAGCGCATCCACCACGCGTTTCCAATCTTCAGTTAAATCCTCTGGAATGGTGTATCTGAACTTTACATCACCTTTTACAAATCCTAATTTCTTTAACGCAGGTAAAACGGTTCTATTCCAATAGTCTTGAGAGGTAACTACGTCCTGCAGTACTAAATCCCAAAGCACTTCTTTTGCGCTTTCATCTTTCGAATGGTTTCCGTTTACAGTATCTTGTCCAATGATTGCACCGGATACCAACATCGACATTTCATTGTTACAAAGATTTATCAAGTTGCGATATACATCACCATTGGTTGTAACTCCTTCTGCAAATTGGAACTCCTCTGTTTCATCAATTATAAACCAAGCAGCAGCGCCCATGTCACTCATCATAGCTGTAGATCTCGCCAACATCGCAGGATCTTGCGTATTGGTTTTCATGAAACGCGGTGGAATACCATAAATCTCACACAATTCAGCCCAACAACTTTGTGAGAATTTTTTCATCAATACATGGGGAATTGCCTTATTGATTAACCCACGTTTTTTAGAATCAAATTCAAGAATGTAAATGCCATACTCACGCATGTTTCTATACTCAATGAATTTATCCTCGGTGTAGTCAAAATAGTAACGTCCTAACTGCGGAACAATGTGTGTGCGTGGTAGCTTGTCAATATTGATGACATCCTCACCATCAATATTTTTGGAGAGTGACAGTTCAATCAAGTTGTATTCCACGTAATGCGTTTCAAGAATCGCTTTAGTAATCTCTCTCCAAGCATTTGAATCTTTAAGCTTAGTGGTTTGTTCCTCGTCTGCCTCTCCTGTTTTTGGATTCACCAAATTCCACTCAATACCAAACAACTTGGTCATTCTGTTTTCCATTTGAGAGGAAAGCAAAGCATCGTCCATTACTCGGGTGTATAGGTCCTGGAGTGCGAAGTTTTTTGGCTCGTCTGATTGCACCATGTCCAAGGCATCTTTCCACGTTTTAATATCCTGACGGTTGTTGCTAACAGCTTTCATTTTGTAAGGCAACACACGCTTCACATCTTTTAAAGCAGCCGCTAATTCAGCCTTTGAAAGTTTGCCGTCTGTTACAATTGGTTTTACGCTAAGTGTTGAAACTTTGCTTTCTATAATGGCTAAACCCTCGCCAATGTTTTTTAAGATTCCCATGATTACTCGTGATTAAATTTAGTTCGTGACCCCATTCTAAAAGGCAAATTAGCCGCAGGATTATCCCCTTCAGGATCAAGCTGAGGCAAGGTGCTTAGATTTACTTTTCCGCTTGCTAAATCGCGCAACCAAGAAATAGCTCGGTCGTAGCGTTCTTTCACGTTTTCATAAATCACATCGGCATTACACAATTGAATGATGTGCCAAATTGCAACGGTTTTGGTATGCGCTAAAATCAAGGAATTGCGTTCCTCTCCTGAGGCGCTAAAAATGGCTTGTGTATCATAGAGCAGTCGCCCATCAGAGTTCTTGCGCTGATTATTGATGTCTAAATAACTCTTTACCTCCTCGATTGCCGTTGCAATTCCAGTTTCAATTATAGTATCATCGCCCTCCGTTATTTGGTCGATTTGAAATTGATAAATAGAAGTTTGTAGCTCCTCTTTGTTTAAAAATGGCATATATTAATTTTTAAATGAAATGCGTTTACCCACCACATAAGTGTTTTCGCTTACGATGTTGCTTTCCTGTAATTTATGTACACCACCTTCCAATGCATCAGGAAAGTCCATAAGCTTAGAACTTGGAGAAACATCTAACATTTGATCCTCGGCGCGTTCCATATCGGGCGTATCTTTTAACTTTTCATCAAAGATTAAATCGCCATCCCGGTGTATTGGTTCCAGTGTTCCCTCGATACGAAAATATTTATCAGGTTTGTTCCTGGTGTCTTTTGAAATTGGTAATCGTGACTTACGAATTAACGAGCGCTTGCGTATTTCAGGTTGAATAACTTGCTCATAGAATGAATCCTGTAATGAATTGTTTTCTATCCAAAGTCGCTTGGTGTCCACCTTCATTTTAGTAAGGTATTCGTGCGCATCAAATAGCCAGTCCACAAATTTTGAATTGCTTGTTTGATCAACTCTTATCCAGTACACGAAAAACTGAAAGTGTTTGTAGCCAACTACAACGACAGCCTTACAGGAGGCAGAACCGCCGCTTTTATCTTTGTTAGAGGTGGAGGGGTCAGCATAGACTACAACCTTTTCGCACAGATGAATGGCAGGGACACGACCGTATTTCAACTGCTTGAACACTTTACCACGTTTCATTGGATTGTTGAAGTACTCTCCTTGTGCAGCGTTATAGCTGATTTTGGAAAGCCTTCTATCAATCATTTCTTCCGTGTTCTTAGTTGGCCATGTTGATTTGCCATCTTTGTCTCGTATATTAATCACCTCGAAGCAATCGGCTTTTTTAGCAAGTTCTGTTACCGTTGTTTTTTTGGCGATGATATTCCCACAAACAATTAAGAGCAATGGACCAGAAACCGAGCTAGTTCCATAAAGTGCTTTCTCACACCACTCCACCTTTTTATCAATTCGGTCAGGGTTTCTAACTTCCTCATCCGTATCAATATCATCCACAAGAATTACATCAGGACGAACTTCATCTTTCCTGGTACCACGAGGAGATTGTCCTGCTCCGATAGCTCTAAAAGAAACACCTGCTTTAGTAATGAATTCTGTTGAAGTCCAATTACCAAGGCTTTCTTGCTCTCCATAATCATTTTTGATACGTAAGTTGGATTCTAATAGTGACTTATAAGGCAATAACAAACGCTCGGCATCTGTTAGCGTGGCCGATACCATCAGTATGTTTTTCTTTTTGCCTGTTACGGCTAAGAAAAGTACTTCCATCATTGTGCGAGCAGATTTAGCTAACTCACGCGACCAAGCACGCACCTCAAACCATTCCGGATTGTTTAAAATACGTTTAGATGCCTTTAAATGAAAGGGTGCAGGCTCAGCAGAATAGAATAATGAAAAGTAATATTTAAACCACTCTTCAGGGTTTTGTTCCAAGCGTTTGACACGTTTTATTTTTTCTGCTTCGCTTTCACCAGGATCAATGGAACTGGATGCAGCAATACTCGTTCTAAATGACTGCCAATCCTGTAAATACTGTTTATCTGTATATTTTGCCATACTTATTTCATGCGAGTTAAAATGTATGAATCAAAGTAGGCTGTGGCTTCTTTTGCCTTATCAACATCAATTTGGCGCAGGAACTCAATGAATCCTTTTGCAACTTCAATCGTTTGACCAACGGATGTCTCCACCTCTAAGCGCTGGATGGAAGTGGTGAGCATTGCAATGGATTGAATTTCTTTAAGGTTGCCAAATTTCACTTCGCGGCTTTGGATGTCTTCATTGATGGCTTGCAATTGCTCATACAAAAGGAATAGGTTGTGGTCTTTTGTAACCAACATTGATTTGCGCATTTGTTCCCATTTGCCATCCTTTGCCCATTTACTAAGTGTGCGCTCAGACACATCTACTCGTTGCGCTATTTCCTTTTGACTTAGCTTTTCATTGACAAATAGCATTTTGGCAAACTCTTTTTCTTGCGCTTTACTGATTCCCATAACTTCCTTTTAACCACAAAATTGAAGTGATTTAAGTCGTTTTTAAAAAAATGCTGGAAGCCTTGCACAACTTTTTGACTACACGTGAAAAGGCACTCACTTTTGTATCCTCATTGTGTTACAGTTTAAATTTTTGTTAGATGCCAACTTTCATCCTTAATGACGAATCCAAACTAAACTCCTACGGGTTTAGAACTAAAAATGCGGGTATTGATTTGGAGCGATTCAAAGCCAATCCTGTAATGTTGGATTCGCATTGGGGAGGCAGTACCAGTTCGGTAATTGGCAAATGGACAAACATTCGCATCGAAGGACAGTTATTGAAAGCCGATACGGAGTTTGATATGGAGGACGAAAGCGCAAAAAAGATTGCCGGAAAGGTAGAGCGTGGATTTCTGAAAGGAGTTTCAATGGGACTATCTTACAACAGATCATTCATGGTTGCTTTACCCGATGGTTCTTTTGAACTTGAAAAAAGCGAATTATTGGAGGCTTCGATTGTTTCTATTCCTTCCAACGCCAACGCGATTAAACTGTACGCAGAAACAGGAGAATTGATTCCAGAGGAGGAAATCAAATTATCGCTCCAAAACTTACCAAGTAATTTCAAAAACCCAAATATGTTAAAGTTAAATCTATCATTGATGACTTTAGTAGCGTTAGGTCTGCAAAATGCGGATGACGGCGTGGCTTTAAGTTCAGCAATCGAAAAATTAGTTTCTGAGCACAAGGCCTTAGGAACACAGCTTGATGCTGAGAAAGTAGCGCGTCAAGAAGTAGAAGCAAAATTGCAATCAATCGCCGACAAGGAGGCAACCGCTTTGGTTGACCAAGCTGTTACTGATGGACGCATTACTGCCGACAAAAAAGAACATTTCTTAACCCTTGCAAAATCAAATTTTGAATCGGCAAAAGGAATCTTGGAAGCTATTCCTGCAAAAGTTTCATTGGCTGGTGCAACTGTAATTCCTGCAACTGGAGACTTCGCAAACGTGAAAACGGATGAGGATTTCCAAAAGTTGACGGAGGAGCAACAATTGTCTTTCAAAAACGATCACCCGGAAGCATACGCTAAGTTATTCGCTTAAGCCTCCATTTTCAAATTAATCAATTTTCAAATTTTCAAATTAAAAAAGTATGCCAAGTACATTTCCAGAAGTATGGTTGAAGAGAGTAATCTTCATTATTACATCATTAGTTAGCGCTCCGTGGTTGGACGGAATTCCAGAATTAGACGTAACAGTCGTAGAAATGGGTTCAGGTTCGGCAAGTGAGTTAAACGTTATTCACATCCCGGTTGAAACATTCGAAGCAGATGTTTTGATCAACAACACAACCTATCCAATCGCATCACAAGCGTTTGAAGATGGCGAGGTAATCATCCAGTTGGATAAATACCAAACCAAAGTTACAACCTTATCTGATGACCAAATCATGGGTGCTGCTTATCAAAAGATTGATTCGGTTACGGGTTCGCACACTCGAGCTATGTTGAAAAACAAGTTCAAGAAAGCAATTCATGCTTTAGCTCCTGCGGCAGATACAACAGACACACCGATTTTGGTTGCCACAGGCGATGAGATACCAGGTGGTGGACGTAATCGTTTAACTTATGCAGACATAGTTGCCGCAAAGGATAAATTAGACCAAATGGACTGCCCAGAGGAAGGACGTAGATTGGTACTATCAACTGATCATTACAACGACCTATTGGTTGGTGCAGACCGCAATTCAATGGCTACATTGTTAGCTGACATCAACAAAGGTAAAGTTGCACCAATGATTGCAGGCTTTGAAATCTACAGTTATTTAGGAAACCCTTATTTTGAGTTGAACGAGGACGATGAGTGGGAGAAAAAACCATTCGGAGCAGTTGTTTCTGGTACGGATAGAAAAGGTTCTGTATTCTTCTTAACGAGCAATGTTGCTAAGAAAACAGGGGCTACAAAACAGTATTTTGCTAAAGCAGAAAACGACCCAGAGAACCAAACAAACCGCTTGAATTACCGCCACTATTTCATTGCAATGCCAATGAAACAAAAGTACTGCGGAGCAATCGTCTAGGCAATGATAGAAGCATTGATAACCATAGTAACAGGGTTTTTTGCGAGCCTTGTTACATGGTTCTTTGCAAGACGTAAATCTCTTGCAGAGGCTAAATCGCAAGAGATTGATAACGCAGTTAAAAACGCTGATTATTACCAAAAGCTAGTTGATGATTGGGTGGAGCGCTACCAAAAGATAGTTGCCGAACTTGACAGAGCAAGTGAGATAATCAAGGCGAAAGATTTTCAAATAAATGAGCTGATGGATTCAATCAACCATCTTACAGAGGAACTCAAGAAGTACAAACAATTAAACGGTAAATCCTAACATGAAGGCGGATAAAGTTACAGTAGAAAGAATAGCCAAATTACACCCTTCAGTGCGTGTAGAGGTTTCAGAAATCATAAGCAAATGTAACCAAGAACTAACTGGTCGTGCGCAGGTTAGAATTGCTCAAGGTTTTCGTACAAACGAGGAACAAGAAGCACTTTTCAACCAACGTCCAAAAGTTACCAACGCTAGAGGTGGTCAGTCGATTCATAACTACGGATTTGCCGTTGATATTGTACTAATCATTGACGGAAAAACAGCAAGTTGGGAAACCAACAAAGACTGGGACGATGATAAAAAAAGCGACTGGATGGAAGTCGTTGCGATTTTCAAGGCCAATGGCTGGAACTGGGGAGGAGATTGGAAG